TATGGCTTGTTGTCAGAATTACTTGAGGTGGTGCTAGTGCTCTCACTTGCGATGATTGAGTCATCGTCTTCTTTCTTGCTTGTTTGTTTTTCTTCTTTGTCATTTTTGTCTTCTTGTAAAATTTTTGGCGAAACTTTCATTCCGTTCGAAGTTGGTGGTGAAGTTGAAACTTCAAGATCATGTGGAAATATCAATTCTCCTCTATATATGGCTGGTCGAAGAAATTTTAGGGCCTCTTGCTCTCCAATAAGAGCTCCAGGGAATTCACTAAAATTTCTAGCTTTCTCGAGAGTCTCACATAACATCTCGAGCATATAATAAGGTATATTTAACCTTGAACAAATCATCTTTGTAACATCGTCTTTGAAATAATCATATTCTTCTTCAAGCCATAAAGGTTCGTCTTCTGCAATATGAGAGGTGTAATAATTAGCTAACTCCTCAGTATATCGTTCCACTAGTTTGTTACTGACATTACTAGTAACTCGCAATATTGCTGCGCAATAATGTTTAATTAGTGGAACTCTATAGTTATTTCTTAGAGCGGCAGATGCTTTGATGTTTGCAACTACTTCGCTGTCCAAATGGCACTTTACGGTAAATGACACACTTAACAACACTCGCAATGGATCAGATACTAAACACAATTTATCAGTACCTAACCCGATGACCATCATACCCAGAAAATCTGGATACTCGTGGGCCCCAACGAGACTATCCTTACTAATAGTCCCGAAGTACTCACACGCTACTCTCCAACACACAGGATTGGCTTCCGGACCAATTGCATCATCACCACCAGTGAGCCCTATAAGTTCATAGGCTGAATCAGGAGTGTACCCTTCCTCTCGGAAAGAACAATACCTAATCAGTGCGGTACTTCCAGTATTACCAATAGACGTGTCGCCTGCGCCAGAGCCTCTTTCATTTACAACTTTAAGATTTCCATGGTATTTGGTCTTCAATTGATAATCATAACAGGATTTAAATATTTCCGTCACTGTTGCATGATCACCAACTCCATAGAATCTCTTAAGTGCTAGATATAGCACACAGCGTAGTTTCCTACCTTGTGTTACATCATAAGCTGTAAAATCAGAGATCGAGAATAAAGCTTTCAAAAATTTTGTATTTGTATATCCCATTTCAATCAAACGCCTTCTTAAGATAGATGGTTTCACAAAACCATACCATTCACAATTAACCTTAGTGAATTTACTCAAGGGTGTAAAAATAGATGTTTGATTTAGAGCAGCCATAGGACCAAAATTGTTTATAGGTCTTACAGCTTTACCAAGGTTTAATGTTTCGTTCTTCATGAACATATTAACCGGCTCTAGAAACAGCGGATTCTCAAATAGGTCAAGATTTTCTACTTCTTTATTCAATGCCTTCTGTCTGGGTTTCTGCCGAGTTTCCTCAGCTTCTTGCCTGTCTAAAAGGACTCCTTTGCCCACATCAGCAGCTGGTATCCATCTTTCGATGAATTCTTTAGCGTAACCTGCGAATCTCTTGTCAATATCTCTATCTCCAAAAGTTTCTTTCAACGACTTGGTAGTATCATAAGCTTCCTTACGATCCTCTAAGTTGTAACGGTCCTCTAATCGTGTCTTGATCAGAAGTTCTTCCGCAATTGTATTCAGCGTGGTGGAAACTTTGACTTTCTGCATAAGATTTGGAGCAATGCTCATAATCCTAGGTTTTCCTTCGTCATGTATGACTTCACAATAAGTAATTGTGTTATCTACCTTCCAATTGCCTCCTACCACCGGCATAACTAGTGTAGGTAAGGCGCTGTGTAAAATTGCAGCTAAATTTGCATTCTTATTATCCGATAATAAATCCCATGCTACTCCTCCTGTGTTGCTGTATGCTTTGATCTTGTTCTTTACGATCAACTTGGATACTACAGCAGCTTTAACTTTCTCAGTTTGTAC